CTTGGATCTCACGGTTCCTGCTGTGCCGGTTGTTCTCGGTACCGCGCGGGTAAATTGTGAATTCATTTTCCCGGATATCATGTCCGATCAGCAGCGCAAGAACGTCATCAAGAAGTTCTACACGCTAATCGGCCTGGGTGCTACAGCAACGATCGGTGACAACGTCGCCGTTCAATCGCTGCCTTACTAAGGTCCTTCCTTTCTGAAAGGCTACCATGTTTCCTAAAACTGTTGGAGCGGCATATTTGTCGCTCTGTAGCTCTATCGACACACCTCGTAGTCTCGCGTGTGCACTTTTGTGGCAACACGGAGAGCATGTCCAGCTTTTAGAGCTGACGACCAATGCGCTTGATTACGATGAGGACGACGTGCAGAAGTTTCGGAATGATTATTTGGTGACGGAATACTTGCGAAAGTACCCGGGGCTAGATACGAAAATCGATACGGACGCTGTCGCTCGGTTAGGCTTCACTGCCGCCGAGAAAGCTTGTGCTGCCGCGAATAAGCGCGTTTCGTTTTATGAGAAGATCGTAGGCAAAAACCTACACCTTGGGCGTATAATTACGTATGCTCAGGCGTTGATCGAATCTACAATCCGGACGTCGCCCGATTTCGGCGAAATGAGTAAATCCTCGAAGTGGGGTAAAGGTTCTACCTTTTCGCTGAAAGGCGATATGGTAAGAATCGATGCCAAGGTCTGTGAAGGCCAAATCTCTGTTACAGAGCAGGCGCTACCGTTCGTGAGAGCGGTTATTGCTGAAGATATTGCGCTCCTTCGGGCGCGTGGTATCCAGGCTGACGGTCCGACTAGTCTAATCGCAAGCGAGTTTTTAATTGTTCGCGGATCGAGAGGGATTGTTGTTCCGAAAAACGCAAAAACCGGTAGGAGTATAGCTATTGAACCAAGCGGAAATGTATTTATTCAGCTAGGTTACGGTGCTTTGCTTCGCGGTTGCCTGCGGCGTGCTGGTATTGATCTTAACGATCAGACGATTAATCAACGTCTCGCGGAATTAGCCGAAGTTCTTGGTCTCGCGACCATTGATCTAAGTGCTGCAAGCGATACCATTTGTAGGGAGTTGGTCTGGTTACTTCTCCCATTCCGGTGGGCCTTTGCGCTGGATTGCGCGAGGTCTTATGAAATACTGATTGACGGGACATGGCTTAAGCTTGAGAAGTTCTCAAGTATGGGCAATGGTTTCACGTTTGAGTTGGAGACCCTGATCTTTTGGGCTCTAACAAAATCGGTATGCGATGTTGAAAAACACGCCGGACGCGTCTCGGTCTATGGCGACGACATCATCTGCCCTAGTAGTGCTGTACGCTCGCTCAAGGAGGTAATGGATTTTTGCGGCTTCACGGTTAATACCAAGAAATCGCACTCCAACTCACTCTTTCGCGAATCATGCGGAAAACACTATTTTAAAGGCTTTGATGTCACGCCCATCTACCAAAAAGAATGCCTGGAGACCTTGGAAGCTTATTATCGCTTTCATAATCGCTGGGTTTACCACGCATCTGACAGGGGTTCCTGTGACGGAGACACTCTCTATTGTGATAAAACACTTAGAGATACTGTCCGAGTCGCCGGATACAACAGATTAGAGTCGCCGCACCTGCTTCCTTTGCAGAGTACGGTTGAGCAGCGGACTTTAGACGGCGGGTTAGTTGTTGACTCCCGACGTATTAAGAGGCTGAGGTTCAGTGGGATGTTCTACAAAGTCAATGCCTGGGTTTTCGAACCTCAGGAAGAGCCTGCGTGGAACGACGCGATGTATGCAGTTAAGATGCGTCTCTCTCATAGGACAGATGCCCTGCCGATGTCGAAATCACACTTTCTCAATTCAATGAGCGAGGTGAGATCTAAGTCACGCAGAGTACCTGTGAGAACCGCTATCGCGGCATGCAATTACAAAACCACCGATCGGGAGCTAGGCGTTGCCTTCAAAGGCACGGTGACACTCCGAGAGCGGGGACGTTGGCGGACTAAACAACGCCAATTTCCACAAGCCTGTAACGTGATGTGGG